TTCACTGGAAACATAGCCACAGCAATGATCTACGATCGTGCCTTGTCAGCTGGTGAAATCACGCAAAACTTTAACGCCTTACGCGGCAGATTTGGATTATAGGGCGATCTAATCTAAAATCTTTTAGATTTTTATTCTACAAATCCGATAAATATAAAATATAAACAAGGTTTAGCACATGATTTTATCCAACGTTAACATAGGCACAGGCCCATCAGCAGGTAATGGTGATCCGTTACGCAGTGCTTTTAGCACAATTAATAATAACTTCCAAATTGTTACAAACAATGTAAATGCACTATCAAATAGTGTAACTAGTGTAGCCGGTCGTACTGGTAATGTTACATTAACTGTTACTGATATTCTTGGATTCACTGGTTTAAACTTAGTAACTCAATCTGCACCAGCTAGCAGTTCGGCAGCGGGCATCAAAGGACAGGTAATTGTTAGTGGCAGCTTCATGTATGTTTGTACAGCGGCTAATACTTGGGTTCGTAGTTCTGTAACAACCTCATTCTAATCAAAACTCTTGCATTTTTTTAGTTAGTATGCTAAAATACTAGTATGCTGAATATCATCTCTGATTTCATTAAAAGTATCTTACCTGCAAAGCGTAAAACAACCCCTAGTGGTTGGACTAGCTTTAACGGTGTATGTTGCCCACATAATGGTGAGTCGGCAGATACTCGTGGTCGTGCAGGCTTAACAGCTAACCAAGATGGTAGTGTCAGCTATCATTGTTTCAATTGTAACTTCAAAGCCAGTTTCCAACCAGGTCGTCACTTAACATTTAAGTTCCGTAAACTGTTACGTTGGTTAGGCGCAGATGAAAACGATATCAAACGTTTGGTAATTGAAGCTATCCGTATCCGAGAATTAGTAGCACCAGAAGCTGTCAAAGCTGAAGAAGAAAAGATTGAGTTTAAACATCGTGAACTACCCGAAGGTGCTATTAGTTTCCAAGCACTGCTTACACACTATATCTTAGCTGATTTACAAAACATACCACCATTACTAAACTCAGCAGTTGACTATGTTAAAGAGCGTAAAATTGACACAGGTAAGTATGATTTTCTTTGGACTGACTCGACAGAGCACAGTCTACATCAACGTGTGGTCATTCCTATGATTTGGGAAGGCAAGACTATTGGCTACACTAGTCGTGCATTTGTAGACGGAGTTAAACCCAAGTATTACAGTCACTATGAGCCTAACTTTGTGTTTAATACCAACAATCAACAACGTGATAGTAAGTTTGTTATTGTATGTGAAGGACCTTTTGATGCGATGTCAGTTGACGGTGTTGCTATCATGAGCAATGAATGTAGTGAAACGCAAGCTGACATTATTGAGAGTTTGGGTAAAGAAGTTATTGTAGTAGCAGACAGAGACAAGGCTGGTGCTAAACTATTGCAAAATGCTATGGACTATGGTTGGAGTGCTAGCTTTCCTGTGTGGCAAGAAACTTGCAAAGACATTAACGAAGCCGTGGTTAAATATGGCAAGCTATTCGTGCTTAAAAGCATTATTGATAGTAAAGAAACGAGTAGATTGAAAATTGAATTGATGAGAAAAAAGCTACATAATTAAATGTACGATATACAAATAGAAACTACAACCAGATGCACGCTAAAATGCCCAGCCTGTTCTAGAACACAATTTAGTGAGTTGTTTAATAGACCATATCCTCACTACGATATTGATGTAGACACCTTATACAACTTCTTTGACTGTGAGGGTGGACGAGCCCTTAGAGGGTTTAGTCTTGAGGGTGATTATGGTGATAGCATTTATTATCCACACCTATTTGAGTTAATAGATCGTTTTAGGCCTACAAAAAATTATAGATTAGTAACCAACGGTGCTTATCGTGATAGCAAATATTGGAATGAACTATGTGCTAGGTTAACCAATGATGATACTGTGGTGTTTAGTATAGACGGATTGGAAGATACTAATCATTTATATCGTATAAATTCAGATTGGACATCAACAATGCTAGGACTAGACATTGTCAGCAAGTCTAATGCTAAACTAGTGTGGCAAACTAACATATTCAATTTTAACTATAATAGATTAGATGAAATAAAACAATTTGCCGAATCGTACGGTGCTAACTTTATGGCATTTAAAACTGAAAGATATGGTAATGATCAATTAATTCCGCCATACGAATATATTAACACAGATTCATTATATAAAAAAGAATATAGTGTATCCACTGATATAGTAATAGATCCTAAATGCAAGAACACTGTACAACATGCTATATCTGCAGACAATTACTTTTTTGCTTGTAGTTGGATGTCAGCTACTTTTGTTAGATACAAAAGCAAAATGTGGGCAGAACGAGACAAATGGTCTATTGTAGGGCAAACCTATGATGACATTCGAGAACAAATGGTTAAACCTTGGGTGAATGATATATTAGAAAATATGAGCAATTGCGATCCATTTTGTAAAATGAAATGCAAAGTTAATCAAGTAGGAAAAGAACGTCATGTCTAAAAATGCATTAATTGTTGGCTGTGGTAGTAAACTTGGGTTAAATCTAGCTAAAACTTTACTAGACCAAGAATATCAAATTTACGGCATTACAGGATCAGACATAACTGATACACACATCCACTATCAACAAGTTGACTGGGCAACAATTGGTATAACTGGATGCGAAAAGTTTTTAAGAGCATTGCCTGCAATAGATTTAGTAATTTTTAATCAAAATTCGCCGGCCCTAACTGAAGAATACTTTAAGTATAATAATGTAAATATTTTTGAAATATGGTCAAGATCAAAGAAATGGCAACAGAGTCACTATGTAAACTGTATACTACCTACGCATTTTTTACATACATTATCTGACGCTAAAAAAATAAACGATCAGTCTACAATTGTATGGATGTTGTCTAATGTAGTATTTGACCATACAGGACCGGTTGATTATCTAGGACAAAAAAGTCAAAATTTATACACAATGCAGCGATTTGCTAAACATAATCAGCAGATACATTTAGGCATAGATCCTGCAACCTTAGAAGCAGATATTTTAGTTAGGTTTATGCTATCAACAACACAAGAAAACAGCGGAAAATTTTACTCAATTAGCAAGACCTCTATAACGGAAAGATGTTAACATATAAGTATGAGCAAAGACTATTCACCCGATTTACAAAAACTTTTTATTGAAATGATGTTGCAGGATGCACAGAGTTACGTGCGTGTGCAGAACATTTACAATCCAGAAAACTTTGACCGTAGCCTACGAGATGTGGCACGTTTCATCAAAGAGCATACAGATAAACATCGTGCTATGCCTACTATTGAGCAGGTTCAAGCAGTTACAGGCACAATACTTAAACATGTACCAGATTTAACAGAAAGCCACTATGAATGGTTTATGGGCGAGTTTGAGGGCTTTACTAAACGTCAAGAACTTGAGCGTGCTATTCTTAAAGCCGCAGACATGCTTGAGAAAGGTGACTATAATCCTGTAGAAAAATTAATCAAAGATGCTGTACAAATATCTTTAACCAAAGACATGGGTACTGATTATTTTAGTGACCCCAAAGCACGTATTGAAAAGTATTATAACAGTGGTGGACAAGTAAGTACAGGTTGGCAACAACTTGATAAACTATTATATGGTGGATTTAGTCGAGGCGAACTTAATATCTTTGCTGGTGGATCGGGCTCGGGCAAATCACTTGTTATGATGAACATTGCACTTAGTTGGTTACAAGCCGGACTTAGTGGTGTATATGTAAGTTTAGAGTTGAGTGAGGAGCTTTGTGCTCTACGTACAGATGCTATGCTTACAGGTATGGGCACAAAAGATATCCGCAAAGACATCGACACAACTACAATGAAGGTACGCTTAGTAAGTAAGAAAGCAGGTAACTATCAGATCAAAGGGTTCCCAGCACAGTCAAACGTTAACGATATTAGAGCATACTTAAAAGAATATCAAATTCAAACAGGTAAAAAAGTAGATTTTGTTATGGTAGACTATTTGGATTTAGTTATGCCTGTAAGTGCTAAAGTTAGCCCAAATGATCTGTTTGTCAAAGACAAATACGTATCAGAAGAATTACGTAACTTAGCCAAAGAACTTAACGTACTTTTTGTAACAGCGTCACAGTTAAATCGCGGTGCAGTAGAAGAAATTGAATTTGACCATAGCCATATCGCAGGTGGTCTAAGTAAGATCAACACAGCAGATAACGTGTTTGGTATCTTTACTAGCCGTGCTATGAAAGAACGTGGTCGCTATCAAATTCAATGTATGAAGTCACGTAGTTCAACTGGTGTAGGTCAAAAGATTGATTTAGATTATGACATTGATACTATGCGCATCACAGACAGTGGTGTAAGTGATGACGGCGAATTTAAATCAACAGCAAATAACATCTTAGGACAGATCAAAGCTGGTAGTACAGTAAATAAAGACGCAGTTGATACTCCCAAAATCAATGCTAGTGTAGACAGTAGCAAACTCAAAAATATGCTTGCCGGCTTGAAGAAAGTCGAATAGATAAATATACTAAATTGGAGTATTTACTGTGCAGAAACGCACCCGTAGCATTCTTTCAGAGCTCGACGAGCTATTAACGCACAAGGACAAGGACAATCTCCTAGAATCTCGCGCTAATAATATCATCAATGGCGCCATTAACCTGATCAAATATATTCGTGAAAACTACGAAACTGAAACAGCAGGTGAATTAGAGCGTCGTCTTCTCAATGCTATCAAAGGCCAAGACCCTAGTAAATTTACTCGCGGCATTAGGAAATTAAAAGATGAAGATTAAAGACATAGTTGTTGAAGGCTTTTGGAAAAATGTAGGTGCAATGGGTAAAGGTATAGCACAAGGAGTAGCTGATGTTGTAGCACCTGGTGCAGTTGATGACTTGTCTAAATCATTTAGACAGGCAAATGCCGCAAAGAAAGGTCAAAAAGGTGCTAGTAAACCTGGTAATGTACTTTACAAAGGTAACGAATACCAATGGCTAGGCGGCCAATGGGGACTAGTAAATCCGGCAACGGGCAAAGCAGTGCCTGCTCCTAAAGAATTACAAAAACAATTAAATTTTATGTCTACTAGAAAAAGCCCGGCAGATTATCAAAAAGCAGCAACTAGCCAACAAACACAACAGGCACCAGCTACCCCAACGGTTCAGGGCTTTAAAGTTTTAGACCAAGATCCTATACGTATAGCATATAAGAAAAAAGAATATGGACTAAATGCCCAAGGCGAATGGGTAGACCTAGATACCCGCGGCACAAAAGTACCACTGGTTAAAGAATATAACCCTACACTAGAAAAATTATTAGACCGTGCTGCAGGGATGGAG